CCATTCTTTTTTCCAATTTTCATTTAAATAAAGTAATAGGTTTAAGTTTCTTTTCCATTTTTTTCCAGGATGTTCATTATAATCTATATGAACAGAAAGCTTTCCACCTTTTTTTATTTTATGGATTCCTCCTCCCAACATTATTGGGTCTCTATATAACTTTTCAAATCCTGTTAAATCTTCTAAAAACTTTATGAATTTATCTGAATTCATATATTCAGTAACCATATTGGTAATTGGAAGTTTTTGAGAGAATTCTGTCATATCTGTATTATCTGTAGGATAAAACAACTTATTAACTTCAAATTTTTCAACCCATTCTAGTTGATTAGAATACCATTCATCATGTTTTTTTATTTCGTTTAAGCAAGATTGTAATAAAAATTCAGGTAAAAAATTATCAATTACAATATATGGGAAAGGTTTTGCAGTTCTGTATTGAACTTTAAACTTTTGAGATATGGAATAATCAATCATAGTTTTCGTTTTTCTTTTCTTGTTAATTTCATGAAAGGTTTAAGGAAGTTTACCCAAGCCTCATCATTCTTAGGTAGATAATTAAAGAGACCGTCTTCCATCATCAGTCTCATTAAGTTCTTGTATCCTCTATCGGTGGGGTCAATTGTATCGGTGTGAATTTGTTCTACCAGTTGTTTACCCTCATCTGTGATTAGAGGTTCGTGAAGGTTAACAATTTTGGAATTTATTCTGTAGAACTCTTCTCCAAGTATACCGCTTTTTGTCTTACCAGTCAAAATATTTGATAAACTTTTAATAGGTCTTTTTTGTGGGATATTTCGTGCATTATCCAACAATTCCTCGACAGTGCAAGATTTTTCCAACATTTGTGGGAATAATTTCACAAGAGTTTTTTCACCCAAACCCTCGATACCATCGATGTTATCTGATTTGTCTCCTGTAAAGATTTTACACACGGTTACATTCTGATGAGGAATGTCTACTTTGTTAATTGAAATCTTGTCACCGTTTTTGAAATATTGTTTGTGAATTGGAGAATAGATGGTAACCCTTTCTGATATCAATTGGGTTAAGTCTTTGTCTGCAGAAAATATAATAATCTTTTCTTCTGTGGCTATCTTACAATAGTGAGCGATAAGGTCATCGGCTTCATTGTTTATCATCTCAACTTGTCGCACGAACACCTCCTCCAAATACGTCTTCACTCTTGCCTTTTGTTGCAAGTAAGACTCGTATTTGTATTCATTCATATCCTGTCTCCGGTTTCCCTTATACTGAGGATATATTGCTTTTCTAATTGAGGAATTGGAATCTCCGTCCCAAAAGACTACGACTTTGTCGTGGTTGTGTTCATCCAAGAATCGGCGAAGAGTATTAATAAAATGATAAACACCCCCAACGTGAGCCCCATCATTATAAAGTTCTTTAACACCGTGAAAGCCAATCTTAAAAAGGTTATCACCATCTACCAATAAAGTTTTAGACACATAGTTTATTTAAAGGTTACTAATCTTCTCTTTCTTCTTTCAAGTCAAAGTCACCGTCTGTTCCGATAATATCTTTCCAGTATTCAGCATACTCCTTCTTGTATTTTTCAATTGAAGCTTTCTCCTCAGACGCTTCTTTTCCCGCCAAGAACCCGTGTGGTGTAACGATGATTCTACCATCATCAAATCCTAATCCATTGATGTGATTCTTCAACACAGATACTTTACTTCTTACTGCAAACTTAACACTTCTTTTGTCTTTAGTCGCAGTAATCTTAGTAGTTCCAGCACCTTTTTGATTACCAAATAAAAACACCAATGATGAGTTTAACCATACAGCATTTCCACCTTTAGCCATAATCTTTGGTTGACCAAATGGATTATCAGGTAATTCAACCCAAGGTTGATTGATGATTATTAAAGTATTTTCCCATTTAGAATCTGACTTTCTTGAACCAGAAATTCTTTGGTTGATACCCATACCAATTTTGTCTGACAATACAGATGCGTTGTGTTGCTTACCACCCTTACCATCATATGTCATCTTACAAGGCACAGACCCCACAGAATCCCATATAAAACATAAGCTTGGTGATTGTATCCCATCTTCATCTTCGTAGTCTAATTCACCCTTTTCCTGAGCATCTAACAATGAGTTGATATAGTCAGTAATTTGTTCGATATAACTGAAGTTGTTATTGAAGATGAAAAATCCACCCCAATCCATTTCTCCTGTTTCTTCGTCAACTATTTCTTCACAGTCAAAACCCATAAGTTTTGCGTGGTCGAAAGACCATTTCTGTTCTGTAATGATAAACACAGGAAGAATCTTTTTCTTTTGACAATCAACAGCCGCTTTGATTGCCGCAGTTGTCTTACCTGTATCTGAGTGACCCAAAAACATATTCAAATGTCCAACGGCTGGACCAGGAAGTCCAACGGCATCTAAAAAATCTTCACCAAGGTCAAGGAACCTTTGAGGTTTATATTTTGCTGAAGTTGAGAACTTCTCTTTTACTTGATTAAAATTAGTCTTCTTGATTGCCATTTAATATTCTTTTGATACTCGGTAATTTATTTGTTTTGTTTCGGTTGTAAAACATTGTGTCCTCTTCATATAATTCTCCAATCTCGTCCTCATGAAAGGTAATCAACTTTATTAGCATGTCATCCTCATCGTCGGTTTCTTCTCTTAACATACCAAACAAAACAGTATCACCCACTTGTTTGTTTCTACCCGAAAAATAATTTTTGTCTTTTAACTGACTGAAAAACTCGAAAGACAATGTTTTATTGTCTCTGATTTGTAATTCAATTTCTTCTTTGAAAGTCATATTAATAATAATAAAATGGGTGGGGACGAACCCCACCCGTTATAAATTAGAATGGTAAGTCTGTGTCAACTTCTGAGTTTTCCTGTGGGTCAGCCATCTTTTCTTTAGATTTGCTACCACCACCAACTGTAGTAGTTTCAACAGATGAGTCACCATAAACATAACCACCTTTTTCACTATCCCACTTTGGAGTTTCTCCACGAGCTATTGCTTCAAGATACTCTACAGGTTTTTTAGAATAAACATCAGTCCAAGATAATTCATCTTTAACCCAAGCATCTGCTTGTTCTTTTTCTTCGTGAACTGCTGTTGGGTCATCATACATGATTGTTGATACACTTGTGTATTCTTTACCTGCAGGTGTTTTTGATTTGGTTAACTCGATGATAAGGTCACGTCCTTTTTCAGCGTCAGTGATGTCACCTTTGTTTCTCCAAATTGGAATGATTTTATCTAAGATACCATCATTCTTGTAGTTGTGTTTAAATCTCCAAAACTTTGGACCATCTTCTTCGTGGTCTCTATCGATTACTTTTACGATATAGAATTTACGAGACTTATATTGTTTCGCCAATTCTTTATCTGATTCTTTACCCGTTGACATCAACTCTTCGTAAACCTCATTCAAAGGTGAACGTTCGTTGTCATTTTTTCCTGGGTCATAGAACTTTTGCCATTGACCACCTACTTGGATTTCGTGATACCAAGCTTCTTTAAATGGTGATGAACCATCTTGAGTAGGAAGGATTCTTACTCTTCTTTGTCCTGATTTCTCTTTATCACCAAGGATTAAAGCGAAATACTTTTTCATTCTTTCGTCTTGCGACATCTTACTTTGGGCCCCGCCCGATGCGTTTTGTGATTTCTCATACTGTGCCAATACGGCGTCTAATACATTACTCATTTTTTAAATAATTAAAGTGTTTAAATTGAATTATAAATATAGTTGAAAGTATCTCTGATGTCAAATAAAAAAGGTCATCTTTCGATGACCTTCTAAGAATTTTAAACCATGTCTTGACCTGGTTGGAACGAACTCCTTATATCTGTTGGATTAATGTCTTCAACATCATCTGAAGTTAAAACATAATCTTTTTTACCTGTTTTCTCCATCTCAATTTTTTTGTCATCAAAGAAATCTGATAACTTTTGGTTGAAAGGATATGAATCATAAGTTCTTAATTCTAACTTTTCTTGTGGAGTTTTCTCTCTATACTTTTCGATTTTATTTTCGATAGTATTGAGTTTATTCATTAGAGCATCCATCTCAGATAGTTTTGATTCTAACTTTGAGATTTGTCCAAAAAGGTTATTGAAATACTCATCTTGTTTTTGTTCGATGTTTTTTTGAGAATCAACAAGGTCAGTTATTTCTAACTCTTCTGTTCCACTCTCCTCACCTTCCGTTGAGTTACCCTCGTCGTCTATTACTTCAACGTCTGGGTCATTTTCAACATCAATTTTTTCTGGTGTTGCCGGTGCAGTTGGTGCTAATGGTGCCGCAGGAGCTCCTTCACCCGCACCTGTTGGTGGGATAGCAGCAGTCACTTCATCAGCCACAGGGTCTGTTGGTGGTAATGGAGCTTCTTGCTCATTAATGTATTTGTTGATACTCTTGTATCTTTGAATTTCACTTAGAATTTTTTTGTCTAAACTCATTTTATTATCCGTTTAATAATTGTTTTATTCCGTGTGCGGTTTCCACTTTAACTTTTCTATTCGTGTATACTTGATGTCCCGCTCTTTCAATCAATCCATCTTTTTCTCTAACAACATAACATTCGCCTGTGTCTAAATCACAAACTTCTTTTGTTCCGTTACCGTTGTCTTGCTCAGAAAATCTAACTGACTTTCCAAGGTAATTGTCTAAGGCTGTTTTAATGTTCATAAAAAATATGTTTATTATAAATATAATGAAATAGTTAAATTACATTCTATGCATATGTAAGTGGTGGTGTTAATATTATTGGGGATGTATTATTATAACTTTCCAATGTTATATTATATTGACCACCAGGAACTCCACCACTCAAAGTTGGAACCGAGAATTTAATTTTAGTGGTTCCTATTAATTGAATTGACCTAATATCAACCGGTTGATTTGCAACTTTAATTTCTCTTACAAATTCTAAGTTAGTTCCATTAATTGTAATAATTGTCCCTGTAGAAGCTGTCAACGGTGAATATGACGATACTGTTGTTGGTGGACATGTTGGTGTTGGTGCCGGTGTATTACCTTGACTTTGTGGCTCTTGTGGTTTTGCAGGTTCTTCCACAACAACAGCACCTCTCAATCCATTTTGAGCAGCATTCAATGCCGCAGCATTAAATAATGGAGTAAACTCTTTCAAATATCTCTCTTTGTCTTTCTCATATTCCTCTGATGACATACTATCAACTGGAAACGATGTAACATAATATTTCAAAATACCTCCTTGGTCTTGAATTTCATTAATTCTACTTCCAATAACATTTCTCATAAATGTGAGATATGAGTCAAGACTTCTGAATCTTGCTGCCGGTAGTTGCTTAATACCTCCAAGTGTTTTTGTGTTAACACAAAAGAAAGAATTTTGAATAAAGTTTTCGGTCTGTGAGTAATTGTCCTTATCCAAAGTTATAAGACCGTAGTTATGGTCCCAACTTGAGAATTGACCTGTATCTGAAAGACTTTTACTGTATCCTCTGACATAACTTATCATGTATATTACAGTTTGTAATGCAACATTATTAGGTGCTGACGCCTTAATTGCCGCAGCAAAGTCTAACTGACTTATAGATGTTTTGGATGCCCCTGTCGTTACCCATGAAATATATGACGAATCCAAATTATTACTACATGTGTTTGGTTCCGCTAAAGTATTTTCATCAGCATCTTGAACAACATTATCCGCAATTGATTGAGTTGTTGTTCCTTGTGTTGTTGGTCGGTCTGTCTTATTAACAACCAATGCCTCAATTTGAGTAAGGAGGTTTTGGTTGATTGACTGAATGAAGTTATCTATTGGTGGTAAATCATATACTCCCTGTCTTACACCTTCAAATTCAGTTATAAAGTTTCCCGCACTTATTGTGTGAGATACACTTGTAATCATATATGGACCGTTGAACATTGGAACGTGTCTCAAATTGAAATACATTGTTGGTTGAATTAAAGCATTTCCTAATGCAGTAACAGAACAGGTATAACTTCTACCTTTATAGTAGTTGTATAAACTGGCGTTTTGGTTTCCAACTGTTCTTGTATTTGTTTGGTTTGCCATTTCGAGAACAGCCTGAATTGACTCAGAAGTCGCTTTTCCATTATCTTGACCAACACTAAACGATGAGAATATGTTTTGGTTTCTTATACCAATATCAACGTTGAATCCCACACATTTATTTGAAATTGCATAATCGGTTTTTCCCAATTGGTCTTCCAATAGAGGAACCTCACTACTTCTTCTAAACTCAAAAGAATCATCTCCATATCCTGAAACAATATTTGGTAAGTTTAGGTGACCTG